TTGATGAACAGATTAAGTTGTTTGGTTGTGATGTATTTTATATTCCAAGAGTTCATTTGAAGGATAAAACTTTGGGTGAAGTTATTCAATCAGAATTCAATCAAAGTTATATGATTGAAATGATGTTGATTAATGTAGAGGGATTTGGAGATGGATCGGAATTCGTTAGTAAGTTTGGTTTGAGAATTACCGACGAAATTACCTTTGTTGTCTCTCGTAGAAGATGGGAACAGTCTGCAAATCCAGCGTTGAATTTAACGGTTGACTCAAGACCAAATGAAGGTGATCTTTTGTATTTTCCATTGACAGACGATATCTATGAAATTAAATACGTAGAACGAGAAGCACCATTTTTCCAATTAGGAAAACAGTATTTTTATACTTTAACCGCCGAAATTTACGAGCAAGGCGCAGATAAGTTTGATACAGGTATTGATGAGATTGATAATATTGAAAGAGATTTCAGTAATATTACAACTCTATATCTTAGTCCAACAAGTAGACAGCAAGCAACAGGAACTGCAACTATCAATGTAGGTGGTCAAATTAGTTTGGCATCTGTGGATGTTCAAGGAACAGGATACAATGCTTCACCAACAGTCACTGTAACTGGTAATGGATTTGGTGGAATTATTGAATCAAAGGTTTCTGATGGAAAAGTAATTTCATTGGTTGTTGTCAATCCAGGATCTGGATATACAACTCCCCCAACAATTACTATTGCTGCTCCTCCAGAAGCAATTGACTTTATCAATGATGAGCATGTTGTTATTGGTGGATTTATTCCACAGGGAGCTCCAAGAAATTGGACATCATCTAATAAAGTAATACAAGTTACTGCTTTAGGTAATTTTGATCCTTTGTTTGCCACAACCACTCAGAAAAAATATTTCTATTGGAAATTTGAAGACGCACGAATTTCATATGTTTACACATATAATGGAACTAACCCAACTACTGTTCCAGGGTATTTCTATTACGACTCAGTAAATCTAAAGTACATTATTAATGCATATACAGAAACTCAAACTAGTGGTGCTGTATCAATTATGTATGATTTGAATAGTGGAACAATTGCAGAGGTTGCTGATTGGAACGGAGTAACATATGAACTTGAAATTATGAACCGATCTGGTAACTTCATAGATAATGATATTATACGTGGGGTAGAATCAAACGCGATATATATGTTAGGATCATTCTCAACTATTAATAACGAGAGTACTGATTTTGATCAAAATACTGCGATTGAAGATGGTGCAGATGATATTATTGATTGGGCAGAAAAAAATCCATTTGGTGAATTTGGAAATATTACAGGTAGCTTTTAATGTTAGGAACACAATTTTACAACGAAGCAGTTAGAAAAACTGTTATTGCATTTGGTACTTTATTCAATAATATTGAATTAAAAAAAACCATTGAAGGATCTACTGTTGAGGTAGAAAAAGTTCCTCTTGCATATGGACCAAAACAAAAGTTCATTTACAGGCTTGAAGGGAATGCAAAAGATGGAAGAAAAGTAGCAATTACTCTTCCACGCATTTACTTTGAGATGACTGGTATTGATTATGATTCTGCAAGAAAAACAACGCCAACACAAAAGTATAAAACAACAATTGATGGTAATGGACAGGAAGTTAGAACTCAATATGTTCCTGTGCCATATAATATCTCGTTTGAATTGGGTATCATTGCAAAATCTCAAGATGATGGACTTCAAATTTTAGAACAAATTTTACCATTCTTTCAACCATCATTTAATATTAGTATCAAGTTTATTCCAGATATGGATGAAACTAGAGATGTAGCAGTTGTACTTAATAGTGTAAATTTTGAGGATGATTGGGAAGATGACTTTTCAACAAGAAGAAGTATCACGTATACTTTAAACTTTACTGCAAAATCTTACATCTACGGTCCTTACAGTAAGGCAGATGTTATTCGCAAGGCACGTATCATTGAGACTATTGGTGATCTTGAAGTTAATAAGAGACATGTTGAGTTGTCTTATACACCAAAAGCACTTACCGATAAAAACAATGATGGACAAGTTGATGCTGCTGATGATCTCTTGGTAACAGCAGATGATGATTTTGGATTTAATGAAGGGATGACATTCTTATGAGTTTAGAAGAGAACATGGAAGAACTTCTTAACATTAGTGCCGAAGTTGTTGAAGAAGAAAAACCTGTTTTGAAGAAGCATGGTGATAAGGATGACCGCACAGAAGACTATGAATATACACGAGGGGAGTTATACAACCTCATCAGCAAGGGTCAGGAGGCGGTACAAGGCGCCTTGGAGGTCGCACAGGAGAGCGGGCACCCTAGAGCGTATGAAGTCGCTGTGAACGCCATGAAGCAGGTAGCAGACATGACTGACAAACTTGTAGATCTACAGAAGAAGATGAAGGATCTAGATGCCGAAAGCAAGAAGGTCACCAACGTTACAAATAATGCGATGTTCGTTGGCAGTACAACTGAACTACAAAAAATGCTAAAACAAATGGGTGGCAATAAAAGATAAATACATTTTTATAATATATTATGGAATTTCAGTATCCAAATGAATTTGATTTTATGCATGGAATTGATGCTTTTCCAGCATACATCTATAAAACAAAATTCAATTTCAATTTTGAATCATTCAAAGATAAAGTTGATAAGTATCTAAGCGATTCAAAAAAATTATCAACAGAAAATAATTATGTTGATCCAGAAGAGGGAGATGCTATCACTGGTGTTCATTTTAATTACGATAAAAATATTTGGGATGTTCCTCACAACTGGAAAGAATTTGAAACATTTTTTGAGTTTATTGAAACGGTAAGTCCGTTTTTAGTAAAGACTTGGTTTCAACATACTGGCAATTTTAAAATGCATGTTACAGAATCATGGATCAATGTTCATAATAAAGGAGGATGGACAACTCCACATCATCATCAAAATTCTACTATTTCAATTGCAGCATATTTGAATGTACCAGAAGGTAGTGGAGACCTTATGGTAGAAAATCCGTTGAAACCTTATAAATGTTCCGAACCATTACCAATGGGATATGATCATTGGGGAAAAATTGAAGTTGAAACAAATGATGTATTGTTTTTTCCTGGATGGTTAACTCACAAAACTGAAAAAAATAATACTAATAATCCAAGATATGTTCTATCAACCAATATGATGCTTATGCCACCAAATTATCCATGCATTCCACGATGGGGGTATGAAGGAAGAAACTTATTAAATTAAATAAATATTTTATTGTCCCACTTAAGAACCATGGCAAAATCAGCTAACAAAGGAAAGAAAGGTTCTCCTGGAGGTCAAAAGAACTCCAAACAAAATCAAGGTAATGCCACTGCTAACAAAGCAAAAAATGGGGGCAAGAAAAAATGATCCCTCTAATCCTAGCATCACTATTTACAGCTACCCCCATGGGACCTGGACAAGTTCCTCATTTCATGAGAACGTGTGACAGAATACGTATTTATGATGCTAAGACAGGAACTAACTGGATTCTTTGTATCAATGGGGTTTATCAATTTCCTAAGAATGGTAGACCACAAGATAGAAGTTTACCACAGCATAAACAACAATTGATTTAATCATATGAACTATATTGTATTTGCTATTGTAGGGATGGTAGAGACTGGACCGAATGTATGTAAGATTGATTACTTACGTTATGTTGATGTTGCATCAGTGACCATTCCTTGCAATATCATCAAACTAAATACTATGCAGGACCCAGGACAAATAAAATAATAAAATGTCTTACGTCAGATATAATCAAAATAACCAAATAGTAAACCCCCAACCAGTATCAAATACTGTTACCCTATACAGTGGAAATGAAGGATTTCCTACACTTTCATATAAAATTTGGAATGGAAATTATATTGCTAGAAATTTTAATAATACCATAAGAACTCCGTCAAATTATCAAAGATACAATACAAATAATACTCCAGTGATTCCATCTTCATATCAACGCCATGATTATAACAATCAACCGATACAATCATGAAAAATTTTAAAGATTTTAAACAACTTGCTGAATCTGCTTGGACTAAAAAGGAGGGTCAGAATAAGAATGGAGGTCTTAACGAAAAAGGAAGAAAATCTTACGAAAGAGCAAATCCTGGATCTGATCTCAAGGCACCTTCAAAGAAGGTTGGAAATCCCCGCAGGGCGTCATTTTGTGCCAGAATGAAAGGCATGAAATCAAAGCTAACCTCTAAGAAAACTGCCAGTGATCCAGATAGTAGGATTAATAAATCTCTTCGTGCGTGGAATTGCTGACAATAAAAGTCTATACAGGATGTTATTATTATAATTAGTTTTGAGGTTTCTAATATGATTATGAGATTGAACGAAGAAGACATTACACGTCTACTTCTTGCTTGTAGATGTTATAAAGATATGACTGGTTC